GTGCTCAACGTTCCAGCTCAGCACCTGGGCGTGCTCGATGCTGCCCAAAATCGGGTGAATGAGTTCTCCCGCGCCCGGCGCTTCGAGCGCCTTCACAAACGCTTGCAGCCGCCGCTCGTAATCGTCTCCCCAGAACAGCGCCTGCACCGTGATCTCAAGTGCTGTCCTTCCCAGGTCTTCGGTGTCTTCCCCGGAAACGTAAGGATACGCATGGCGCTGCACGTCGCGCGCAATCGAATCCGATACGCTCTGGCACGCAAAGCGCACGCCCCGAAACGCGGCATCCAACAAGGTGTCTCGCCAGGCCATCAGTGCCTCCGGGCTTCGCGCGCGTTGGCTTCGTTCACGGCTGCGACGATGTTGCCGTCCTCGACGTCAACGCTCACCTTGATCTCCACGTCCAGCGGCTTCGGTTCGCGCCAAAGCTGGATCACGGCCTCGATGTCTTGCGGGGTCAGCGTTTGTTTGGCGTCTTCCCACTGCTTCGCGTATTCGTCGATGTCTTCGGGGGTCTTGGGAATCGCGGGGTCGTCTTGCGGGTTTTCATCAGAGCTCCCAAAGAACCAGTTGCCCAGGGTCTCTCCAAACCAGCCGCCCGCAACGCCACCACCCAGGGATCCCAAGAGGCCGCCCACAATGCCGCCAACAAACGTTCCTGCCCCCGGAACCACAGAGCCGATGGCCGCGCCCGCAGCGGCACCGGCGTAGCCGCCTCCCACCGCGCCGCCGGTCTGCCCCGTGAGCGCCGTCATGGCAATGGCTTTGTCGTCAGCGCTCGCGTTGCTCGTCAGAATCTGCGTACCTTCATAAAGCGCCACGCCGGTTGCCGCAATCGGCATCACCCGCCCAAGCGCCTTGCCCGTGCCGCTTAACACCCGGTTCGTGGTAACGACGTTGCGCGCGGCATCTCCTACGTTCGGGATGACGTTTGACGCAGGGCGCATGCCGCCGCCCGCCTTGCCCCCGAGCTTCCCGCCCAGCTTGCCGCCAGACAACATCTTGATGCCGCCAAAGACCAGGGCTGCCGCCGTCATGACCTTGATCGCATCGGTTGCCGCCACTACGGCAGAAGTCAAGCCGGGGTACTGATTGGCGTACTCGGCAAGCTTGGCGGATACGTCGCCTATGACGCCCGTGACGCCTTCCAAGCCGTTCTGACGCGCAGCCTCCATCGCCTGATCAGCTGCGCGGGTCTTTTCGCTGGCGGTCGCGCGCACCACGGCGCTACTGGCCTCGATTGCACCGATCCCTTGCACGGCGTAGCTTTCGCGCGTCGCAGCAATCATCTGACGGTTTTTCATGAACCCGGAAAGCGCCATCATCTCGCGCCGACCAATGCCCACGTCTCGCATCACCGTACTTTCCAGCAGAGACGAGAGCGCCTCCAGATCATCCTCTCCCGCCTGGCCGCTTCCCAGCTTGGCCTTTAAGCGCTGATACGCCTTGTTCCCGACCATCGCCTGATCAATGGTCGCCGCAAGCGTCTCGATCGGATCAACGCCCGCGTGAACCCCCTTGGCAATCGTGCCCTGCAAATCCACGGATCTACCGCCAATGCTCATCTTCTGCGCGAATGATTCGGCGATGGCCGGGTTTTTCAAGGCATTCAAAAGCGCCGCATAAGACTGCGCAGCCTCGGCTGGCATGGCGGTGGCTGCCGTAATGCCGGTCAGGTTCGCCAAGGCCGCTTCCAGACCTTGCATGCCCGCCATGCCAAAATTTTCTCGCTGCGACTGCAAAATGCGCGGCAAAAGACTGACCATGTTCTCCACGCCAAAGCCGCCCGTCTCGCCCGCGTGCAGAAGTTTTCCAAGAGCATCGCCCATCTGATCGGCACCAATGCCCTGCGCCCTTAAGACGCCCACCAGACCCGCGACTTCGGCTCCGCCGTCCCTGCCCGTGGCAAGCCCAAAGCCCTGCACTTGCGGCAATACCTTTAACGCTTCATCGCGCGAGAAGCCGCTGCTGCTGAACAATTCGTTTAACGCATCGGCAGCCGACTCCCTCGTGCCGCCCGCGCTTTGCACGGCTCGATCAATCGCCGCCTTGATCTCGACTTGCCCGGCCTGGCGAGCGGCCACGTCCTCACCCGCATACGCCGTATTGGACATCACCGCAATCTTGCGGTCATAGTCCATCACCTTCGAGAGCGGCGCGCGCGCAACCATCGCGCCTGCCATGAGGCCGCCGCCGATGGCCGTCAGACCTTTTCCCAAACCGCCCAGCCCGCCAGATGATGCCCCTTCCAAGCGCCGCATCTCGCCTTGGAGCTTGCGGATTTTGGAGATCGCCGCCTCAGACGCGCGCGCCAACTCCTGACCCGACAAACGCCCAGATTGCTCCAGGCGCTTATAGGCCAAGGCCGTGCGCACGATCTCGCGCTGTATGCCCTTCTCGGAACGAATGCCCAAGCGCTCGCGTGCCTGGTGCATGCGCTGGCTCTCGCGCACCGTCACCGAATTGTGCTGGCGCGAGGCTTTGCTCACCGTCCCGATGGCGCGGCTCTGCACGCGCGCGGAATTTTGCGTCGCCCGATCCACCTCGCTGATCGCACGTCGCACCTCGCGCGATCCCAGATCACGGGCGACTACCCGAAGCGCTACGTTCAGATCAGCCATGATTGACGATTTACCTTGCTGGTTTCCTGCGCAAACTCTGGATGTGGCTCGTGCGGGTCTGGATGACCTGGCCGCGCGCCGCTGGGCGAGCAGGCGCGCCTTGCAGCGCCCGGTGCGCATCAAGCCACCCCATGACTTCGGCCTCGCTCATCGCCAACACCCTGTCCTCGCTGATTCCGTAGCGCCCCAACAACAGCATCACTTGTCGGAAGGGGTCAAGGCGTTTAGCGAGGCCAGCAGCTTTTTTTTGACCACCTCCAACGCATCGGCAACCACCTCGGCCTCAATCGGCAAGAGCCCATTGGCGAGCAGCTCATACGTGATCGCCTCCTTCGGAATGTCGCCAAGCTTTTCCATGCACCGCGCGTACATGAACAATTCGAGCTGAAACCCAATCCCGTCCGGGTACGCCTGCGCCGCCGCGATATTGTCCGCCAGCGTGGGCAGCCGTATGACGAAATCCCGGTGTCTTTTGCCCTCGTACTCGACCCCAAAATAGAATCGTCCCGTCGCCAGTTCAAAGCCCGCCGCATCGCGCGCAGTCGCATCCGCACTCATTCTTCGACCCTCCGAACGGCAAACAGAGACACGTCGCGCCGCGCTTCGTTATCGACGCTGTATTCTTCTCCGATCTCGGTAGACACACAGTCCAGGTAGCTCACCCGCTTGCCCGCAGGGCTGGCCGGAAAGATCGTCAGCTTCGCGCCCTCGATGTCCTCCCAGGCGAAGTCCATCTGCAGCGGAATCGCCACCGTGGCGCGCAGTTCATATTCCTGAATGCCGCGCGCAAAGCCGCCAATCAGACGGCTGCGGTTCATCACTTTGACCGGCTTTTTGCCCGTGCGGGTTGTGGTCGAGAGGCTCACGACCTCGATCTCCTGCCCATCGATTTCGAGCACCATCGCGCCCGCGTATTCTTTCAGTGCCATGACGTTTCCTTTACAGATAAAGATCGATGCGACCGGCGAACACGTGCAGCCCCGGCACGACCGGCGCCGGAATCGCCGCGTTCAGTTGCCCCACCGATTGACTGTCGACCTCGACCACGAGCCGATCCTTGAACTCGTCAATGCGGTGCAAAAACTCCAGCTCCTCGCACTTGTAAGACACGTCAAGCAGCTCGCTTCTGACCTTCGCCGGGGTTTTATGGGAGAGCTTTTCGCGCGGAAACCGCAAGGAAATCCGCTCGCGGCAGGCACGCCTGAAATAGTGCAGCGTCCTCATCGTGGTCAGATCAAGCAGCGAATCGTCGGAAACCGCCTGCGCATCGACCAGGTACGTCGTGATCGCCCGCACGATCTGGATGCGGTTGCCGGGCCCCACCTCCAAGGGCGTGACGCCATTGTGCAAAGCCACTTCCTGTTCAACGCGCCCTGGGCGATCCTCGACCGGGATCACGTCAAGCCCCACGATTTCCAGCGTGTTCAAGGGTCTGGCCGGGTCTTCTTCGCTGGCAATGACCGCTGCATACCCTGCGGCAATCTCGCACGGCAGCGCGCGCGACTTGTTGTGCCAGGCCAGAGAGATCAAACCCGAATTGACGTCGGTCGCCAAAGAGGTCGCGGCGGCCAACGTGCCTGCAAACCCTGCCACACCAATCGCATCGCGTTGTTCGAGCGGATGCCCCAAGGCTTCGAGCTGCGTGCGCAAGGCTGCGAGTGCCGCTGGCGTATCAAAGGGCAGCGCGTAGATTTCGTAGCTCGCCCCAAAGACTGCCGCAAAGGCAGGTGTTAAATCCGGGTCGTTAAGCCCCCCGGACAAGGTCGCCTGCGCAAAAACATCCATGCCTGCGGCTTGCGCAATACGCGCGCGCAGCTTGATGGCGTTGCCCGATTCCCCCTTGTGCAAGGCGGTGAGCGTCACCACATTGCTCGCTGCAACCACGCTGACAGGAAGATCGGGGTGTTGCTGCAAGGCGTCCACCAAAGCGCTTGCCGCCTGATTGGCCGTCATGCCGCTGGCAATGACCACGTCCACGCGGTCACGTCCGATCTCAACAGAGACCGCGCCTGGCGAACTGGCCGCTCCCTCAAGCGTCACCGTTCCCGTGGCGGCCACGCCCGCCGTATCGTCATCGACCGCCACGACCGTGATTTGCGCGTAGCGGTTCGCCTCGATGGCAGCCGCCGCCATCCGGTGCGCAATCGAGCCGCGCCCAAAGTAGCCTGCTGCCTCGTCGTCGCTGAAGATCGTCACGGGGGTCAACGCCGGGACGGTTCCCGAAGCCAATCGCTGGGCGACGAGCAGCACGCGCTGCAGGTTCGTCGGCAGGCTCCTCTTTGCCAGCTTCGTATTGAACTCAAAGTACTTGCCGGGCTTGCGGATGCTCGACGGAATTTTGTCGAACGAAATATTGGGGCTTGCCATTACTTATCTCCCTTCGCTTTGGGTTCGATGCGAATCAAGTCGCCATCGGCAACGCGCCGCAGGTAATACACGGTCGCGGGAACCGTCACGGCGTGTTGCGTGATGTACGTGCGGTGGTCGTCCTCGCGTGGCACAAGCAGTCCCACGCGGGCTTTGACGGTCAGTGTTTGCATGGTTCGTTCCTCATGGATTGAGCGTCACCAGATCGGACGCATCGGGGTCTTCTTCACTGGCGGTAGCGGGCAAGCGATAATCGAGCCGCACGCCCGTCATGTCGGGGTACGGTGCATCGAGCCGCCCCTGATACTGGGCAAAGAGCGCATCAGGGTCGTCCGGGTTTGCCGCATCGGGCGCAGGAAAGCGCCCGGCAGGTAGCGGCTCTTCTCGCCAGGCGGTGTCGAACTCGCACGCGAAAACGGAAAACCCCTGCGCGGCAATCGCCCCGTTAAAAAGCGTGCGCACAGCTCCCGGTCGCAATACGTCTACGCCGTCGAGCCCCAAGTCCTGATTGGCAAGCAAGCGGCGCACCGCGTGCTGCAAGGTGTACGTGCCGACTTCTGCCTGCGCGCGTCGGTTCGCATTTGCCCGAAGATTGCGCGCGCCCACCATCACCACGAACCGGCCATCGACCCGATACCGCACACGAGACGTGCTTTGCGCGCGGGTAGACATGACGCCAGCGAACGTCACCCACGCCGCCGGAAACTGGCGGATGACCTGCGTTAACTCCTCGTCAAACTCGCCGCCATAGCTATCGACCTGCCTGACCATGCGGCCAAGCCCGGCGCGTAACCTCTGCACCATGGCCGCTTCGATCACTTCGACGGCAGAAATCGCGGCCATCAGTCCACCCCGCCGTGCTTGCCGCGCCCAAACACCTTGCCGCCGCCGACGAACTGCACCGACCCCACAGGGTCAGGCGTGGGCAGTCCCCCTTCGGGCGGTCCAATCGTGGCTTTGCCTGCGGCCACGAACTCCAGGTAGCGGATCGCGGCATCGTAGCGATCCTTGATCTTCTCGGTTTCCAGCCGATTCGTCCCCGTCAAGTGATAGCGCGCCATGTTGCAGCACAGCCGTACCAGGTTGCGCGGCACGGGATTTAACGGCAGCGTCTTGTACCGACCCGCCAGATAGCCGTCGATCTCGGCGCTGGCATCGATCAAAGCGCCTTCCAACACGCCCTGATCGATTGCCCCCGTATTCTCGGGGTCAGTCAGCGCCAAGACCTCATCCTGACCAAACTGGCGAAGCATGTCCGAAGCTGTGGCGTAAGTCATGACAGTTCCCCTTACTTGCGCTTGCGGCCTGCGCGAGGCACTGCGCCAACAGCGATACCCGGATTGGCTTCGCCAGCTTCGTCGCTGCCTGTTGCATCCGCACCTTCCGGCGGGACTTCGGCCTGATTCCCAGCCGCCGCAATCTCCACTTCGGTTGCCAGCAGCATCGGATCGCCCTCGATGGCCGCGCGCTGCGCAACGGTCAGCGCATCGAACGCCACCTCACGCGGGCTTGCCCCAAACACCAGACCCGCGCGCCGAAATCCCTCGCGGCGGGCAATCACGCGCAATACCCGAATCGTCGTCATGGCGGTTCCCCCGATCAAACCAGCCACGGCGTGGACAGCACGTCCACCACGTCGCGGTTGATGTTGGTTGCGCCTGCGGCGTTGCGTTCGGCCTTGACCACCTCAAGCGCTGCCGCCCGATCCTGTGGACCCACCAGCAACAGCTTCGGACGAATGCCCAGGGGTCTGCCGTGATCGCCCCTGACCGACTGCATGGCCGCATACGCATCGTTAAAGGAATTGGCGTCAAGCGGTTCGCGGCTCGCATACGCCAGTTGCCACAGACTGAACCCCACATTGCAGCGCCCGTCCGCCCCGTAGACGAACTCATTGCGATTGAATACGTTCTCATCAGAAGGGTCTTGCTTGGTCACAAAGGCGTAATCGCGCCGCTTTTGCAAAATCAGCGGCTTGATCACCCGGTTCGTATCGAGCAAAAACCACGGGCGACCCGTACCCCCCTGAAAATTGCTCACCGACGCCTGCGCGCCCGAAGCCCCCACCGGGTGATCCGTATCAAAAAAGTACTGCCCGTCGTAGCACGGCGTGGTAAAGCCGTTTTTGAGCAGCTCAAAAATCAGCAAATCCGGGTGCTCCTTGGCGTCTTGCCCCAGCTGCGCGACCAGGGGCGTAAACACCCCATATTGATCGTCTTCGATCGTCTCGCGCGGCACCGCAATCGTGTTCTCGAACGTTTTATTTTTGATGCGATAGTCGTGAAGGCGCAGGCTCTGGTAGACGCGCTCGCCCACCCACTCCCGAAACTGCGTGGACTGCCCCAACCACGGATAAATGTTCTCGGCAGTCGTGGACGGGATTGGCGTGGCGACCTGCTCCCACGTCGAACTTGCCCCCTCGAACGCCTGCTGGAAGGTCAAGTTGAAACCCCTGAAAAGCACTTGCAGATTCTGTTGATTGATGATCATGAATAGCTCCCTTGCTTAAAATTCGACCCACACGCCATCGCGATCGACGTCGCGCACAATGCCTGCGACGACCTGCGCAGGATTGGCGTTCGGCTCAATGAGCGCTACCGTCTCGTCATCGACCGCAGTCACCGCCTGGCCGACGTGCGCCCTGGTGATGGCTTCTCCCGTCTGCTTGAACGCAAACGTGCCGCGACTGACGGGGATAACCCAGCCGTCGTCATCGCCCCGGTTGTCGGCGTGCTCCTGCGCTACGCCCACGATGCTCACCACACCCGCAGTGCCAGCAGGAACCGCGTCGCCTGTGGTCGTCACTCCCACGATTGCGCCCGCAAAAATCCTCGTGTTCGCCGCCACCGGCAGCATGAATGCCCGTCCATCGCGGCGCAGCGTTTCCCGGTCTTGTGTCAATGCCATGTCACACCCCCTGTTGTTGTTGCTTGACCCACGCATCGGGGGAAATCCCCATCGCGCGGCACACCGCAAGTTCGGGCTCCGACAGGTTCACCGTCTGATTGCCCACTTTGACGCCCGCGCTTTGCTGCGCCGTCAAGGCCGCAATCGGAGCCGCTTGATCGACGAATGCGCGCAAGGCAGCGATGTCCTTCTTGCCCAGCTCGCGCGCCCAGGCCTCAAGCGCGGGCGTTAATTTGCGCGCCGTGAGCGCCGCCACCACCACCTCGTCGACTTCGCGCGCAGCCTCATTGGCGCTCAGCTCATTGACGCGCTTTTGCAAATCGGCCACCGCTTGCGCAGGCACCCACTTGACCGGATCGACCTTGATGCGCGACCGAAGCGCCGCGATCTCCTCGTCCTTCTTCTCCTCCTCGGCGGTCAATTCCTCGACCTTTGCCTCGGCTTCTTGCGCCTTGGCCGCCGTCACCTTGACTTGTTCGGCAAACTCGGCAAGCTTGGCCAGCGCATCCTCTTCGCTGGCATCCTCCGGTAAACCCAACAGCGCAAACAGCGCTTTGACTAACGCATCCATATCAATTTCCTCTTTGGGTTGAACATCCATCAAAGCGGCCAGGCGGCTTGCCGCCGCCAACCGCACCTCGTCCATCCCGGTCAGCGCCGGGTTGTTCGTGAGCGCCACCTGCAACACGTCCAGGGGCTTACCCGTCTTGTCGTACGTAAACACCGGAGAGATGTAGCGATATTCGCCATTGGCAATGAACGCGCGCGCCCGCGCCGTCCAGTCCACCACCGCATACAAGCCCTTGCCTTCTCGCCAGATCAGTTCCCGAATCCACCCCGCCGCAGGCGCGGGCTGGCCGTTTTCCTGCGACGCCAGGCTCTGGTGCTCGTAATCAATGACGATGTCTCGACCCGTGGCGAGAGCTTGGGCGATCAACGCTGCCGCAATCTCGCCATCCATCCTCCAGGCGTCTACGTCCTCGGGTCTGTTGCTGCCGTCAGACGTGCGAAATTCGCCCGCCGGAAATAACTGGATTTCGCCCGCCGCCGTATCCGCAACGGAGAGCGCGACCGTCAGCGCCGCCACGCGGGCGGCTGCCGGTTTGATTCGATGGGGTGTGCGTTTCGTTGCCATGCCCCCATCATGCCGGGGCAAATCGCCGCAAACCAGATGAAGGCCTTCAGTACGTTTGAAGGGCATTTTTGAAGGGGTATCCCTCCGTTTTTATCCGTCAGGCGCAGTCGTGCACCTTGCCCCAACCCGCCAATGCCGTTTAAACCGTTTTTAACGCAGGGTTAACGCCCCTATCTTTGCAAAGACGTACCCAAGGCAGGGTAAAGGCATTTAACGCCTCTACGGGGCTGTTTTTGAGCGGCGGCGGTTTCAGCCATCCAAAGCGCCTGCCAGATAGTCCGACACCAGCGCCTCAATCCCCTTGGCGTCTTCATCGGACACGCCAAGATATGGGCGCGCCGGAATCGTCACGCTCGCAACATACCGCCCGCCCACAGACAGAGCCTTCGCGTTCTTAGGCCGGATCGTGCCGCCAAACTGGTGAATCGCCGCATACTCCATATTGCTACCCACCAGCACCGTATCGCCCTCGACCTGGAACACGATCTTGCGAAGATAGCCCCCCAAGGTCAGTATCTTGTCGGCATTGCTCGCCTTGCCCTCCTTGTAGTCTTCACGCAAGGGTTTCCACGGCGCACCATCCGGGCTCGTCTGGGTCTTGAACCGATCCGCCGTACTGTTCCTCAGGTACTCGCCTATGCCGCGCAGCACCGGCTCAGGTCTGTCGGTTGCGCGCGCAAGCCGCGCCAGCGCCTGATTGAACCCCTTGTGATCGACTTCAACGCGGTAGTGTTGTGTGGTCATCGTGTTGGCCTATAATGGCGGCGTGTGTGCACTGAACTGGGCTGAATCCCCGATAGTTCCTTCGCATCTGGCCAGCCTGATTCAGGGGTTGAGACCCTCACTTTCCCGCCACCTCCGGCGCGGCATACCAAAGCTTCCCCATCCGCTGACGATTGACATACCGCAGATCGCGTGTGGGAATGAACGTCCATCCTTCAAAAAATCCCCGCCCGGCTTGTGCCACCAGCAGCACGCCTTCATCGCTTTTCTTGAGCGTATAGGCCTTGATGATGCGGCTGCGCAGCTCGTAATTGCCCGTCTGTGCATCGCGGTACAGATTGACCCACACCTCCCACGGGTTTTCCAGCAAGTCCGGCAGCAGCGGCAGGTATTCGGAACGACGCGCATCCTTCGCAAGGTGCGCCGCCAGGCTGCGCGCATCAATCGTGACAGGTAGACCCTTCACGTTAAAGGCGGTCGTTTCACCCCCTATCATGTTGGCAATCCGCTGTGTCATGTCTTCACCAGGTACAGCGCGGGGTGCCAAGTTGGTAGACGGCGTAAACGGCGTCATTCTGTCCGGTCTGCCCACGTCTGCCGGGGTGTTCGTAAACACAGGCACCCACCTGGGATTGTCCGGATCCAGCGGATTCGCCAGCGCCTCCCACGCTTGTCTCTGCAAATACCCGTTGCTGCCCTTGACGCGCGTCGCCCCAGGCGCATACTCAAACCCCGGGTCAATGCCTGCCGGAACCTTGACCGTGCGCGCAGAAGCGCCAGAACCTACCGTGACCTCGCGCATGGCAATGGGCGGCGCGGTATCGGGTTCGCTCTTTCCCATCGCCCGCGCCTGGGCGGCGGTCAACGCCCGTACCTCGCACTGACACCCCCAGCCATTGGGCGGAAAGTGCGTACGCCAGAACGGATCATCCCAGCGCAGCACCATTCCATCCCACGCCTTGTGTTCCGCCCTGGGGTGCTTAACGGCGTCCGAATGCACGTACTGCCAGTACGGGTGCGTCCTGGTCATCTCCAAAAGCTGACTTCTTCTTCCCGCCGCAAAGCTCGTCGCCAGATTCGTCTGGTAGATAACCTTGCTTCTCCAGTTCCTTGACCCCTTGTAATCCCAACCGTGGGTCTGAACGATCTGATCGAAATTCTTCCTGAAGTGTTCTATCGACTTGCCCTGGTCGAGAACCTCATCGACCGCCCTCATGAAATCCGTGACCAAGGCCTCGCGGTTCGCGCCCGCCACGACGAATCCGTGATCGTGTCCCGCCCCGTAGAGCTGCGTCCACGATTCGGACGGCAGAGGAACCTTCTTGCGGAAAAACTCGATCTGCTCGGCAAAGGGCAATCTTCCATAGGCAGAGCGAAGCTTGCGATCAGCCATGATCAACCTTCTCAAGGATGTCCACCCGCCCGGCCATGGCCGCTGCGGTCAAGGCATCGGCCATGGCGCTGGCGAACTGATCCAGGTTCATCTGCGGCGCAAGCGCCAACAACCCCTCGCGCAATTCCTCCAAAGACTTCGCGCGCTGTACCAACGCTTTGATGCGGTCGATCCAATCGTCCATCACGGGAGAAACGTCATCGGCCAGGCGCTCGGCTTGCGCTGCGGCCACGTCGGGCTGCGCCGCCAACGCCGCCACAGGATACAGACCGTGGCGCGCTCGCATCATCCCGAATCCACCGCCTCCAAACCCACCGCCAAAGCCCGGAGCTTGCGCTGCCTGCAGCACGTCTTCTCCCTCTTGCGGCGCGGGGATGTTCAGTTTTTCGTGCACCCAGGCGGCGGGAATTTTGACGCCCGCATTGACCAGAGACGGCAGCGCCTGGGCGAACGTCCCCAAGTCCTCAACGCGGCGCACGTCAAAGACAAATGCCGGGGATCGTCTGGGGTCTGCGCCCGCAATATTCAACGCCCGAAGCGGCCAGATCAAATCTCGCGTGATCGTGGCCGCCACTTGCCGCGCATCGGACACAAGAAGATCGTGGCGCACCTCGTTGTGCACATCCCCCAAGGCGTTCGTGCTCGTCTTGCCGTCGGCCTGGCTCGTTAAGGTTCCGCCCAGAATCACTTTGGATTGCGTGCGCTCGCACCAATCGATCATCGCCTGGAAGGGATCGTGCGTACCCTGCGCCGCACTCTGAAATTCAATCAGCATGCCCTCGGGGATGATCCCGGCAGCGTTGTGGCCGATCTCGGCAACTGCCCGCAGCAACGTCGCCTTTTCCTGCTCGCCTGCGCCCGCCGGGTATTTGCCCAGGCGCAGCGGCAGCCCGTAGATTTCCAGAAACTCGGCCAGATCGCGCACGCCGTAGTTCTTGAACAGATACGGCCAGGCCAGCGTCCTATGTAATCCTGCGCGCGTCAAATACCCCGATCTCGCCTTGTGGCGGTGAACCACCCAGCCAAACGGCCACAGGGTTTGCCCCTCTGCCGTTCCGTCGCGTAATCGTAGCGCATTGCCATCGTGCATCAGCGTCTGAAACCAGCGCTGCGGACGGTGACGCAAGGCGCTGGGCAGCCACAGCCTGTCAACCTGCTCCCAGGCGATTTCGAGCGCACTGAAACCGTGGCCGACCGCATCCATCAAATCGAGCAGCACGTCCTCGAAATCCGGCAACGCCTCGAACCATTCGCGCAACTTTGCCGTTTCGGCTTTTTCGTGCGCATCCGCATTGTCTCCCAGTCCAGGGTCAGAATGGCGCGCTTTCTCTTGCTCATCTCGGCATATACGTGGCCGTCTTTTTCCTCCATGTCGGTGAAGAGGTCGGCCTGCGCCGTCAGGTTTCCCTGCTCGGCATCTTCCAGGATGCGGTGCAATCTGTGCGGCGTCAAGCCGCGCGAGGGGTGTTCGGCCCACTCGCGTTTGACGTGCCGGATGCGAGACGTTTGCGGCTGCGTCAACGCATCGCTCGATAGGGGTCTGCCGTGTTGATCCAGAATCGTCATGAGATTTCCTTGCTACCACGCGCCTTGATGGCGGGCATAGGTATATGCGTCTTCGTTGTCCGTACCACGCACGTCGCGCTCGGGCGCGCGCTTTGGTACCGCCGTGTAATCAATCGACCCAATCCCGGTCGTGGCCGCCACCCAAAGCATGTGAAGGGCGTCGGGTCCATCGTCGTGATCGGCCATCGGCCAGTGCGTCAGTTGATTGATCAAGGTGCGCTGCGACGCATGCAGCCGGATCAGCCCATTGGCGACGTGCGGCTGGATCGATTCGATGCGCAGGTCCTTATCCGCGTGCGGGCGCACCGCGCGCGCAGGCACAGGGCAGCCAGCAGCCGCGGAGCGCTTGACCAGCTCGGTGCGCAAGAACTCCTGGAACTGCACGCTCTCAATCACCCACAAAATGCAGCGCCAAGTCTTCTGCATTTCGATGATGTCGCTGATGATCCGATCCGGCACCCGTTTGGCGATACGTGCGTCCACCACGTCAAGCACGCCTGTCACGCGCTGATAGCCCCCGACCAACAGCGCCGAGGGATCGCGCCTGCTTCCCGCGCGGCCCAGGCTCGGGTCGCACGCGCCGTAAAAAATCCACTCATTGATCCGGTTCACCCAGAATTGGATGACGCCAGAAAACGGCGCGTTCTCGCCCGCCACCGGGTCGTTTTGCAATTCGCTGTCAAAGGCCGCGTGGCCGTCTCTGGCGCGAATCAACATCAGGTCATAGAGCGGGCGCGCTGCAGGCCACGACACCTCAGAGCCCTGCGCCATGTCCTCGGCATTGGCCGCATAGAAAATCCGCGCATCATCGGCTCCGTCATTCCTGACGATCTCTTCCCACTGATCCCACAAGTCCATGCGGTCAGGCCAACGTAGAATTGCCCGAAAGCGCTTGCCATGCCAGAAGGGATTGCGCAGCAACCGGGACAGCACCGAATCGTAGTGCAGCACCGTCCCGATCACGATCACGTCCAGCTTCGCGCCAGGGCCGCCCAGCTTCATCACGCTTTGAAGCAACCACGCCTGCAGCTTGTCGCGCTGCTGCGGGGATCTGACGTTCTCGTCGTTTTCCAGATCGTCGCCAATGACCAGATCCGGGCGGTGCGGACCGAAACGCCTGCCGCGTATTCTCTTGCCCGCCCCGAAAACCTCGATCATCCGATTGTTCGCCGTGATGATTTTTCCGACCTGCCACGTTCTCCCTTGCCCCACACACGCCGGAAAATCCATGCGCAGCCGGGGATTGCTTTCCAGCTCGGCCTTGATCGCTTCGAGCATGACGGCGGCCTGCTCGAACGCATCCATGATGATGACAGGGTAGAACTTGCGCTCGGTCAAGACGCACCACAGCACGAAAATTTGCGAAACAAGGGTCGATTTCGCTTCGCCCCGCGGCGCTGCGATCACCTCGGATTGGGAATCAGACATCTCTACGATGGCGGGCAATCGCTCGTACAGGTAATCGTGCAAGACGCTGTTGGCGCGGTTCACGTAGTGCGGAAAGTACGTACGGGCAAAGAACTGGTAATCCTCGATGGCTCGCTCACGCCGCGCCCCGGATGCCTGCGGGTTCACGTCAAAGCCGTCGACCTCGGCTTCAATGAGCGCGCGCATCTGAACGGCCAGCGCCGCAATGTCGGCCATGAACTCGCGACGATTCACCGCCTTGGACTTCAACCCCCAGCGTCTGGTGAGCATCCCATTAACTCCCGTAAACGCCCGTGAGCACTTCGCCAAAGGGTTCCAGGACTTCGGCAAAGGCTGCCCGATGCTGCGGGAACTGATCGCGAATAAAGCCCGCCAGGTGTTGCACGACCTGCATGGCGGTCGCCAGCTCGGACGTTTCGGGCAAAATGCGTTTGGAAGCACTGACCGTCTTGTTGTACGCATCGGCCAGGCTTGCCAGCATCTGCACTTTGTCGGCAGGCTCGATCTCGGCGCTGTCTGTCACCGCCTGCATCGTCGCCTGGTATTGCGTGACCAACCCCGCCAAGACTTGGCGCGCGACCGTCTCAATGCCACCGCCCGCCATTAACTGCGCGGCTCTGGCCTTGTCCCAATCGTCGCCCGCCGTTAACGCTTGATTCTTCCAGCGCGCCGCCGTGGCGTAGGAAATTCCGATCTTGCCCGCCGCTACCTCCAGCGAAAGCCGGTCAAACACATAGGTTCGACGCAGCACTTCCCGAGTGTGTTTCGGATGCGCCATGCGCTAGAGCCCCAGCTTCGCCCGCGCAAAGGCAATCCCCGCAGAGACCAGGCCGCCCGCAACGCCACCTGCCACACCGCCTGCGGCAACGCCTGCCCGTATCCCTGCGCGAGCGCCCGCCTCGGCACCCGCGCGCGCGGCCACATTCGGCAGTTCATCGACCTTGTGGTCAATGTGATCAAGCCTGCGGTCAATGCGGCGCAGCAGGCGCAAGCTTTCGTCACTCTGGACTTCGATTTTTTCTGTCATGGTAAAGGTTCCTTAACTTACGCGGTCTTGTTTGGCATCGAGCCTGTCGGCCAGGCGGTCGATCTTGGCCTCGATGCGGGCAATGCACTCGGCGATTTCGCTGCGCCGGCTGTAGTCATTGGCTTCTCGGGCAAGCTGCGTTTGCGTGCGCAACAGCTCACTTTTCAAGGCATCCGTGCGTGCGCTGGCTCGATCAAGCTCGTCGTGCAAGCGCCGCAGCCAAATCCCGCCCACCGTCGAAATCACGGTCAGCAAAAACCCCAGAATCTGTGCCGCACCGATCTCTACCGTCATGGCTGTTTGTCCTCGTACAGGTCAAGGATCGCGTTCAATTGCGCAATGGCCTCGCGGCATATCTGGCTGTTCGCGTGGTGCACCGTGAGCACGTCAGCCTGCGCTACTGAACTTCGGGCAAGCTCTGCGCTTCGCTCTCCGGTTCGATGAGCGGGACGAACTCCGGGGGACGCACCCGCAGGCTCGGCGGCAAGATCAAAGGTGCCTGGCATTCGCAGACCAAGGGCGGCGTTGTAGTCGTGCACCCAGCCGCGAGTAAAAGGGTAAGAAGGCAAAGGTTCAGGCGCAGCGCCTGGCTGCGGGATGTAGATCGTCGAAACATGATTGACCCGCTCCTGGAGTTGTTTGGTGAGCCTGGCGATGTCGGCTTGCTGCGCCAGCAATTTGACGGCAGCCCCATCGGCGCGCGCCGCCTGGGCTTGGACTTGCGCGGCGTAATGGCGGGCAGCCTCAATCTGCGCGTTGGCAACTTGCGCCTGATACGCTGCCAATTCCGCCTGCCCTCGGGCAGCCGCGTTGCGCCAGCCGTGCACATATGCCGCCACCGCCAAGATCAGGCCACCAGCAACCATCGCCAGCAGGCGTGCCAGGCCGGGCGAAAGACCCCAACGCGATAACCAGCTATTCACGCTTGCCCCCGTCGTCTTCGCCGCGCAAACACGGCTGGTCAACATACCGCAGCACCGCAATCGCCACGCCTGCCCCCATCGACACCCAGGCAAAGGCGCGCGGCGTAAGAACCTGGGCAAAAAGCGGCAAGTGCTCGTAAGCGCCCGCCACCACCGCCAGCAGCACAGACACGATGACGGTGTAGGAACGATGCAATCTCTGCCAGTGCCGGGTCAGTTTCATGGCGTCCAATGCCCCGTCAAGAACAGTTCGCGCTCGGCTGCTCGGCGGCGCACCAAACCGGGCAGGCGTTTACCGCCCGCGTATACCCATTTTGGAAATTCGTCAGCAGCGCCCGTCACGTCGCCCGCGCGAAGCCGCACCAGCAATGTCGATGGCTTGCCATTGAGCAGGTACACGAAACCAGGTTTGACGTTCTGCCTGCCCGCGCCCACGTTAAACACGAACGACACCAGCGCATCGAATTGACCCTGCGTTAAATCCACGCCAGCGCACGCCCGACGCACCACGGCGCTTGCCGCATAAACGTCTTGCGCCAACAGCGCGCACGCCTCCTCGCGCGTAATGCTCTGTCCCTGGGCAACGTCTGCCCCCGTATGCCCGTACCCAATCGTCCAGACGCCGCCCGCTGCATCCCAGTACGCATCCAGGCGCAGCCCTTCAAAATGTTGAATCAGACAAATGCAGGCATCCGATGCCGCGCGCGGTTTCATGTGGCAACCCCCAGTAACGTTCTGGTTGCCATCTTCGCGCGCACAGTGGTTCCCTGTCGCGCTGAAGCCCTTCAGTAGGTTTTAGAAAGAATTGCAGCGCAGGGTGTTCAGGCGCTGACGTGCGCCTCACCGAATAGCGCCAATTGCCGCTTGTCCGAGCGGCGCGGCAGCTCTGTTCTGTCCGACAGTTTCAGGATGCTCCAAATCTGCCGATCCGAATACCCGTAGCGCAGCGCCAGATCGCGGACTGCCTGCCCCGAAGATTGACCGCCCGATTGCGTCGCGCAATCGAAATCGCGCCGGATTGCGCGGTACGTCGCCTCCACCAAGGCAAACTCGCAGCGCGGCACATACAGGGCTTCCCCACCAAAATATTTAACCAGGCGTTCGGCCACAGAGTAGCCCACGCGCTCGGCCAGATACTCGTAGCACGCATACCCTGCGTGCGTGCGGCACTTCGGAATCTCCACCGTCGTGCCATGAAGATTGCGGATCACCTCGCGCGCATCAGATAAGCCCAGCGCCGCCACCAACGCCTGCGCCGATGCGGGAAGCAAATCCTGCACATCATCGAGCCGCAAGTCGTCGAGCGCTGCACCCATCGTGAAACCCCATCAGCGCGGGTAATACCGCCCATGCCGATCCGCGTCCAGCGTGAGCGCGACGACCAGCTTTTGCAGCCTTATCGGGTCGCAAAACTCCAAGGCATCCGCGCCCGTAATCCGCTTGACCATGGATTGCAAATACTGCCGATCCCGATTGGCAGCCTTGAGCAGCGCATCAATCTTGGAGAGCAACACACGACGGTCGCCCCCCACACGGTCGCGCCGCATCCGCGCCGTGGATTTAACGCCCAGGCGCGCGAAGTGATCGAGCACGCGGCGACGCCCCGCATCATCCAAATCGGCAGCGCTCGTTTTCCCCGCTACCCCCTGGAGCATCGCGCGGTACTCATCATCCGTCATCGCCGCCTGCGTCTTGAGCACGTGAATCGCCGCAATCTCCTTCTTGCGCAGCGCCTCGCGGTCGATGTATTTGCGGTTCGTGGCATATCGCATCGTGATTCCCCTTAGTCCTCTTCCGGGTACTGCTCTTGCAAGTTCGAGCAACGCCTGCTCAGGCGGGCGATATACTTGGCCGTAACCTGTACGGCCTTTGCGCAATAACAAAGCTCGATGCCCCACGTAGGGTCGGAGCTATCCGCATAGGCGGCCTGTTCCAGCTTCGCAGCACGTTCCCTGAAATCATTCATCAAAAATTCAAGATTCATAACCCACCCCGGAGAAAAAAATGACGCTCATCAGAAAAACAAAAATGGAAAAACACATCAACAGATTTGAGCAGGACTATCAAAAACTGCGCGAAGTCCTCAACGGCACTGAACTCAATATGAACATCTGGGATCAGCACAGCAAGAATCCTGACGACCATAGGCGGGACTTCATCGAAATCAATCCCGAAGACCTTAGCTACGCGATCGCCGATTGCAGGTCATCTTTGACCGAACTGGCAAAGCTCAAGATCCACAAAGAACCGCGCTTAAAATCAGACAAGTAGCAGCGCCATCCCCCTCAAACATCCGTCGCGCCAATCCGCACCCGATCCAAAGCACGCACCGCCGACACCGGATATTTCAACGACATCTTCTTCATACCGGGTATGCACAGCCGGATCTTGTCGCCCGCTGCCAGCGCTCGATTGGCCACCCGCAGGCCATTCCAGACGTCACCTTGAAAGGGGCGCGTCTGAACGATGCGCCCGCCCGCAATATCAAACTCCAAAAAATCCTGCCCGTGATCTTCCAGCTCCACCGTGACGCTATAGGTAGACAGCCGGGTTTGTGTGCTCGCATCCATCGCCTATCCCCCTACACCGAAGCCAAATCCAGCGCGATATTCCGGTACTCGTCCGAATCGGCGACCCGCTCGTACACCCGCACATAGGGCTTGCTGCCCAGCACCTGCACGCTGTCGCTGATCGCCTGCATCGCCCGCTCCCACGTCGGATCCTTGATCGGTAGCCTTCGCAGCCCCAGTACCCGCCCCGTGTTGATCTTGCCCTCCTTGTCCACTTGAAACGCATCTTTGATGATCACCTTGATCTCGTCGCGACTCTCCTTCGTCCATTGACTTAGACACCCTTCAATCAATGCCTGCGCCGCTTGCAGGCGCTCGTCAAAGACCAAACGATCCTGCACTTGGCGAACGATCTTGAAGCGCCCGTCAAACGACATCAAGGTTACGTTGCCCTTCTTGCCGCCATGACGCACCCCGTACTGCTCAAGGCTCGTCGCAATGAACGCCTCGATGTCGCTAAACACCTGACCCTTGAATGCTCCAATCTCGGCATTCAATTTCTTGGCACCCTCAACAATCCGGGCAATCGTCTGATCACGCAATTGATCAATCGGTTTGACCATCGTCTCGGGTATCAAACTGCCATCCGCCCTGCGGCAGTAGCCCGCCGGTATGCTTTGTTCCATCGCCCTTCCCCTTTTCAAAAATCGCTCACCCACCACGCACCGCGCAGTCCGGCCACGCCAGCCGCACCCCGTCAAGCGTGCACGTGCGCATGCGTGCTTTCAGGTGCAGCGTGTTGCCACCACTGACCATCCCCAACAAAACCTGCTGACCTCTGGCCGATACCGCGCGTAGACCCAGCACCGGCTCGCCCCCATCGGCGGGCTTGACCGATTCCTGCGCCACCACAAACCCCAAACCCCGCAGCCGCCGCGACACGGCGTTCAACTCGTGCAGCCTTCGGACCGTGTCACCATCAAACACCCGCCGCACCGAAGCGCCAGAACCAGACACCGCATCAATCGATCCCATCTCATGCTCCCGTTCTCTTACCCGTTCGTTTGACTGTCTTGACCACCCGCGCCAGCGCAACGCCCGCCTGCTTCGGGCGCTGCGCACACGTCTGGCACGCCCGCCAGTGCCTCAATTCGCGCGGACTGTTCAACGGCGCACTCTCCTTTAACGCCACCCGCCGACACTGCATCCGCGTAATCGTCACCAGTTCCCCCTTGAACTCGCTTAAAAACGGACACGCCACCTGCCCAAACTCCTGCATCACCCGCTCGGCAATCCTCGCCACGCTGGCTCTGCCCGTCCCATACGGCCCGCAGGCGTTTAACACCTGCGAAAGCGCCGACCTCGACACCCCAATGCGCCGCGCCGCCGACGTGACGCTGGACACCGCAACCTCGGCGCGCAGCAAATCAAGCCACGAAGGCATAGTGCACGCCCTCGTTCGGATCCATCAGCGCCCCGCGCACCCGCACAAACGGCGCGCCTGGCCCCGTGTCGCGCACCAGCACATAGCGCTTGCCTGCGCGTGGGTTCTTGCTGGGTAGCTCGCGCAGATACTCCGCCGCGCACAAGATGCGCAGATACCGACTCACCAGCCCCGTGGCTCTACGCAAGGCCTTGGCATCGTCCTTGCCGTCGCACAGCAAACCCACCGCCTCCGCCGTACTCAACTTCTTACGGATGCGCAGCAACCGCCACGTGCGCTCGCACAAAGGATCCAGGTCGATCAAGGTATACGCGGCGCGGCGCAGCACCAATGCCTGGCGCTTACCCGTCTGGGACTCATCCTTCACCCGCGCCTGCACCTCCGCACGAATCGATGCGCGTATCGCCACCGCGCGGCTCGCCTGCAACATAAACACCCCGTTCCCGCTCATGCCGCGCTCCTGCCCGGCAACCTTGCACGTCGCCCGCTTTGCCAGTCGTGGCACAGCGCCACCTCCCCCATGTCGGCAAGTGCGACGCGCGTCAACCCGTTTGTCTTCGCATGCCGCTCGATCGCCGCAAGCCCATTCATCACCAGGCGCATGCGCCCCTCGGACTGGCGGTGCAATAACGCCAGCAAATCATCGGCAATCTGCACCTCGGCCATTTGCCGCGCCGTCATCCGCACATCCTGCTCGGTCAATGGCTCAAAGTGGACAACCTGCGCCACGCGGCTCGATAACTGCGGATAGCGCGCAATGCGTCTTTCCATCGTCTCCATGCCCACCAGTACCACCAGCACTTCAGTCAAATCGCTG